GTCCAGCTCAACGTAAACGTCTTGGCTGACAGAATACTCCGTCCCGCAATACTCGCATCTGTTGCCATGTAGAGGCGCTCCGCAATTCTTGCAGTTTGTGGTCATGCTATTCCTCGCTCTCTATAACCGTAGGCGCCTTGTCTATTTTGTCCTCGACCGTCCATATCTCCGCACTCCATTCTTGTGCGTCGTTTCGGAACGCATCGCAGAAGAACGAGCCATGCGCCTCTGCATCATCCACCGCTTTGCATACGGAACGAGTGAGAGCATCTGCATCTATCAATCTCCCATGCTTCGGTACCTCTATAAGAGGACACCATTCAGCGCGTTTCTCTGCGAACTCATCCCCTTTAAGGTCTATTGCACCGTCCGTAAAACCACAAAACAGGGTTTCATTCACTTCGTATTCTTCGACCGCAAACTGGCAAAACCAACACCCTTTTGGTAGCTTCATCTTCGGTATGTAAACTCCCATGCTCTACTCCCCCTTATACGGTGCGGGTAATGGCATCCATGCGATGACATCGAAAAAATATGTCATCCATACCCCATTCGTAAACCTTGCGACAATAGGTCGAAAGTCCAAGTCTGTCCCTGTCCATTTGATGTCCACGGTTACAAGATACTTACCGTCTTTCTCTGGCAATCTCTCCTTGCAAGGAATCCACCTCTCTGCGGACGGAACTCTTGAAAGTGCCTCTCTCATGGCTATATGTTGAATTTCCGTTCTCTGGTGAAAATAATCCGTCAAGACCTCATAGGTCTGCTCTCTGTCTATTAGATCGCTCATTCTGATACTCTCCTGTTCCACAATGCAATAACCTCGCGTTCTGCCTCAACGCCAAAAGTGCTTGAACATCGTTTAACCGTCCTCACGCAACATCGCCAACACATGATGTAAACATACATTTCTTCTGTTGTGCCGTCTGCCATGAGATACGCCTTCCCACCGCAGAATGGGCAAGGTTTTAACTCTTTCATTCTTCTCCCCTCTCCTTATAAGGCTCGTCCCACCACTTGTTCAGCTTGCATTTTTCGCAACCCTGTAACTCTCCATTTACAAGGCCGCCACCGTTTGCCTGACAACCGTTAAACAGACACAAATAGCGATCGACCTTTACGCCGAACACTTCCTCGAACTTCATGGCGTTGGTCTTGACAGGATGAGCCTTTGACCATTCCTCGACTATACGGACGGCTTTTTCTGGTTTGCATTTAGGAAGTTCTTTACAGGCCATATCTGCCTCTCCATTGTTCCGCCTCGACATTGGACAGTTATTACACCCTTCGATACTGCACATTCTTGCGTATGTTTCAAGGTATTCCACCGCGTCCATCTTCTTCTCCTTCCTACCACCACCGCAGCCGCACGGCCACGTTGTGGATATATCTCTGTTTCCACACCTTGTACGTCTGGAGCGCCGCATCATCCGGGAATGGCTGCCTGTTCTGGATATGCTGCCAGATGCCGCGCCGGTACTCCTCCGGGATCCCTTCCCAGCCGCCTTCGATGGCCCGGATCTTGAAGCCGATCTCCGAGGCGCGGATCGCGCGGTCTCCGAGAGCGTCGCGCGGATTGAGCGCGCCGGGCTGTCCATCAGGCGGCGGCGGCGAAGCCTCGACGATCTCCTCGTAGCGGAGCTTGAGCCGGTAATAGTCCCGAATGGTCCACAGAACGGCCTGCCGGATCGCAGGCGGCAACACATAGCGCATCATCCTCGCCTCGCTTTCATGAACTGGCGACGCCATGCCTCCGGCGTCAGATGCTTCGGGTTGCGAGGGTGATCCATGAAGGCGTCCCGCGTGAACTCGCCGACGAAATACTCGTGGCCGTCCTCGTACACTTCCATCGCATAGGTCGGCTCCGAAGGTGCTGGCGCTTTGCCCGGCTTGTCCTGCCTCGGCGCCTCGCCGTGCCTCGCCCTGTACTCCAGATCGCGCTTCGCCCACCGCATGAGCGCGGCCATGTTGTTCTTGTACTTTTTCCCGGTCTCTGCCATGTAGGCATCCAGCTCCTGGATGTATCTCTCCCCGTCCTGCGGATAGGCTGCCAGAAAATCAGCCCTGTCAGAATCAGAGAGAGAGAGCTGGCCGAAGGCCCCACGCGCGCGCACGCGCGCTCTCTCTTTCCCTGTATTTATACTTTCTTTCTTGTTGTCGCGGTCTGTGTCCTTGTCAGCGTCCGGCATAGTGTCGCGGCGATTCTGGTATTTCGCGTAATTTACAATGGTTAGAAGCGTCCCGGAAGGTGTCGCGCTTTTTTGCGTCATCCCCGACTTTGTTGTCGCATCAAGGTATCTGGAGACGCGATCTTTACTCCATCCCCACTCCTCGGCCAGCTGCCGGTACCCTACGAGAAGCTGTCCGCGCTGGATCTCAACGATGCCTTGCTTGAGATCTCGCTTGCGCGGTTTGTAGTTTGCGTGGAGGATCAGCCAGATCCACGCATGGAACTCGTCAAAGGGCTTTGCGGTGAACGTCCAATGCTCCAGTATTTTTCTGTCGAGATAGACGTAGCCGGTCATCAGATGCCCCTCTCCAAGATCCTGTAAATGTATGCTGCCGCCTCGTGCGGCTCGCAAAAGACAAAGGTGCAGCCATATCTCTCCTGCATGGTCTGCATCGCTTTGGCCAGTCGGTCCCCGGTGATCGCCCTGGCGCTTTCCATCAGCCGCGGATTGATCCAGGCTCGGAGATCCTCGAAGGTGCGCACGCCGTCCGTGTTTTCCACAAGGATGTAAAGGTGCGTGCCCTGGTCTCTCGCCCGGATCAGCTCGCGGCGAAATCTGTTGTGCTCTTCCGTGGTCCCGCCGATGTTCTGTGCAATCTCCTGGAGATTTGCTTTTGTATCGACGGCGACAGCTGGCGGCAGAGCATAGTCCCCGCACGAGAGAGCGCAGCGGACGACCTGGTCGCCATGCGCCTCCCATGCGGTGTGTTTGAGCTCGTGGTAGCCTTTTTTATTTTTTGTGTCCTCGATTATGACCATCAGAACGGCAGATCTTCGTCCTTGATAGCCTCAAAGCCCGCGACAGGTGCAGCCGGTGCTGCCGGTGCCAACGTCTTGAGCTCCGGGATCTTGAACTCGCCGCGCCGGATCTTTTCGGCGGCGCAGACGGCCTTGACGTAGCTGCGCTCGCGAACGTCGCCGCGGTCGGTCTCGTATTCTTCGTAGCCGATGACCATTCCGACGATCTTGCCGACGAGCTCCTGTTCATCGAAGCCGGTGGCAGCGCGCTCGGCGAAGTTGGTGCCGTTGCTCTCGTCGATGGCCTTTAGGCGGCCCTTGAACACTCCAAGCGCCTTCTCCTTGTAGGACGCGATCAGCCGGTGCGCGTAGGGATGCTCCTGTCCCCATTCGTCCGCGTAGAAGCCCTTTTTTTCGCCCTCTGCGACGTCGTAGACGAGCGCAAGGTATTCTTTGCTGGCCTCGTCTTTTACAGCCGTAATTTTGACGATATAGCCGCCTGCGGGCAGTCTCTCGAAGTCCCCGCCGGTGGCCTCTGCGTCGGTGTAGCTCTTTCCTAATGCTTTCATGTGGTTTGCTCCTCCTTCTTGCTCACGATCTTGTCGAGGCAGACGATTACGTTGCCGCGCCACTCTTTGCGATGCCGCCCTTCCGTCATCGGGCGGCAGTAGGTGGCGCCATTTATCTGCACCTTGTTTGTGCAGCCCTTGCAGCTCCACGAGCGGAGCGGCAGGTCATCGGTGTTGTCTTGGTTTTTCATCGGATCTGGATGTTGTTGCGCTCCACCAGCTCCGCGCCTTCAACCGGCACGCCCGCCTTGAGCGCGTCCTTGATGCCTGCGAGATCCGGCTTGCGTTCCACGATCTCCCGGATGAAGTTGGCGGGCAGCAGGTCAGGATCTTCGACCTTGACGGCCGTGGATCTACGCCAGCCGATAGCCACGCGCGGCGTCTGGAACTTTTCACCGGCGAGGACGGCGGCCAGGTATTCCTGGAGCCTGTCGGCTCGGCGCGTCGCGGCTTCGGATCTCTCCTGCATGGCCTTCGCCTCTGCCTTGAGAGCAGCTGCATCGCTGCGAAGGTTCTTGATCCAGCACGCGACGTTCTCGATCTTGGTGTCGCGTTCCATCTGGAGCTGCTCCATCTGCTCATAGACGCGCTGGTCGAGCTCGCCTGTCTCGGCGTTGATCGCGCTGTCCCAGAGCTCTTGGATCTCGCGGTTGATGTAAAATAAACTTGCCATTTGCTCCTCCTATTTGTACTGAAATGGACTTATTTTCGCGGTCTTGGCATGGGCTGCCGCCTGTTATTACATCCACCACATGGATGTTATCTCCCCGCAGTTTTGTAATGTCTCCGAGGTGCTTCATTCACAGCCTCCTATGCCTTCGCGGTGTCGTATTCGTAATAATCGAGAACGTGGAGAGCAAGCCATGCTTTGCACCATTCAACAATCGCGGCGTCGCGTTTGATCTGGGCCTTCGTGCCCGATACTTTGAAGGCGATCTCATCGTGGTCCTGATCGCAAACAATACTGACGTCCACCTTGTTTGTGCGGGTGTAATACAGAATGGACCACCGCAACGAAACGACATAGCCCTCCGCATATTCTTCGACGGATCCAATTATGGAACGGAAACGCAAGCATCTGTCGGTCACGAAGAAATGCCCGTCGTCTCCTGTCTCGATGTCGAGCTCGTGCAAGCGTTTAATCGTCATGCCTTCCCCTCCTTGTCCTTCTTGTCAAAGCCCCAATACGAGCGGATCGCGGTGTCCACGGCCTTCAAGTCGTTCTCGATCTCGCGGTCCTTGAACATTTCCTCCGGGCTCTTGGCGATGTCGCCGCCGTCGCTGTTGGTCAGGAAGATGTGCCGGTCGCCCTTGACGATGGCGTGCAGCACGACCGTGACCATGCCTTCCAGGCAGACCTTTTGATCGAGCAGCTTTCCGATGGTCCGCAGCTTGGTGGTGCCGTCCTCGTTGAGATCCTCGTGCATGACCAGATAGACGATCGCGTCCGGCGCGACCGCCGGGCTCTGGATGAACTGCACAAAGCTCCAGGCAGCATCCGCGATGCTGTTGTAGAGCTTGAACTGGTCTCCGGATCCGTGGCCCGCCATAAACATATTCGTCATGATGTAGCCGAAGTCATCCACGACAGCGGCCTTCGTCGGCATCTTGGAGAGCCATGCCATGACCGTCTGGATGGTCGGCTGCTTGCCGTCGCTGCCGGGCTTGGTCATGTCCAGGACATACTTGAACTGCCGCCGGAATGGCAGCGGCTTGCCGAGGACGTTAATCAGACAGATCTCGTCCTGGCCGAAGTTGGCAAGGGACCGGCTTTTACCCGCGCCGGACTTGCCGTAGAGGATTACAGGAATTGCCATTGATTTACTCCTTTCAATAATAAAATTCGCACTCTTCGGCCCGGTCTATCATCAGCCGGACCAGCTTCGTATATTCACCGCCGTGGGCGGCGTGAACCGTATCAAACGCGCACCGAAATGCGCGGTCGATCTCCACTCTGCACTCCTCGCAGAAATCAGAGACGGCGTTGTCTGTGATCGGGTTGCCACACAGCTCGCAATTGTCGAGCTCTGTCAGGTCGTCGCTGCCGCACTCCCAGCACACGTCCACGAACTCCCACGGAGCCAGCGCGTCCTCGACGAGCGCCTTGCGGTGTGCCGCCTCGTAGTCCGGGAACACGAGCCCGCAATCGTTGCAGCAATAGTATTTCGTCATGTATTCCACCTCCAGCCTGTCTGGTTTTTCTTCTTGCGGCGCTTGGTCTTGCAGGCGTTGACGCGCACCTTCTCGTGGTAGATCGCCTCGCTGCGTCGCCGGTTTTTCTCTGCGTATTCTGCGTAGTCCGGGCAGGACCCGTGACAGCCCGGCACGCGCCTCTCGCACTTATAGCATGGATTCGGCGTCATGCCTTGCCTCCGTCGATCCAGTCCAGGATCTGCTGGAGGATCTTCGCAGCGTCGAGCGTGTCGAGCGGGATCCAGCGCTTCGGATCCGGGAACCGTGGATCATACGGCAGTATCTTGCAGCCGAGCGCGGCAGCCTCCAGAGCGCACCGGCCGACGGCGTAGACTTGCCGATACTCGGCCATCGCGTCGAGCAGCTCCTCGCGCGGCAGCCCTTCGATGAAGTCGGTGCCAGCTGGCAGCTCGATGCCCTTGCGCTTGGACGGTCTGCCGACAAACGCCGTGTCCTTCGTCTTTTCGCGCCGGTGCTTGCGGACCTCCTCCACGTCGATGGAGAGCGGCAGATAGACCGCATGGCCGATGTGCTCGACCTTCTTGACCGTCTCCGGCACGCCGCAGACCAGCACGAGATCTTTGTAGCGCTTGAGCCACTCATAATGGTCCGGGTGCTTGTTGTTGTGGATGAATACGATCGCGTGGTCGCAGCCGTAGCCGGGCTGGTTCACGGTGATCCAGTTGCGGTCAGTCCGCACCGCCGGGATCATGCGCTCGACGATCTCGCGGCTGTAATAGTAGGCCCCGTTGAACTTGCTCGCGCCGGATCTGGCCCAGCGCTGCCGGTACACAGGATGTGTGTGGTCGATGATGGTCATGGCCTATCTCCAGTTGACGATCCAATGCACGAGCGCCTGCAACACGAGGCAGTCGGCCACGAAGATCGCGGCGAAGATGGCGGCGTCGCGGCGCTTGGACCGCGCCCAAAAGACGAACTGCTGCCATTCGTAGCGGCGCTCGATCTTGCGCCACTCACGGCGGCGCTGTTCGACCTGGCGCGTGCAGATCCGCAGCGCTTTGGCGTGGGCGCGCTGGGCCGCAGGCGTCATGTATAAATATTCACGAAGCGTTAATTTTGTCATTTACGGTTAACCTTGTCTTTGAGGAGATCCTCGATCACAACAGACAGGACGGCCCCGGCGAGCATGGCCAGCGGCAGCCCGGTCGCGATTATGAGCAGCTTAAAGAGCAGCGGCATCAGAGCGGCAGCTGGGAAAGCCCCAGCACACAGCAGATCGCAAAGGCCAGCAGCAGCCGAAGCGCGAGCCAGCCCATGTTCTTCGCGCATTTCCGCGCGTTCCAGCGGTATTTCCTCATGATTCCCTCCTCACGACCTGGAGCATGACCGAGGCGGCCACGTCCGGGACAAAATACAGTTTGCGCGTGCCTTGCAGCCGGTACGACAGGCCCTCGACGATGACGTCGCGCTCTCGATCACCGCTGCATAGCCACTCCCGAAGGCGTCTGGCAGAGATCCACTCCCCGCCAGCGCACTCCCGGAGGCTGCGGACCACGTCGGCGCGTGTCATAGATTCAGACCTTCCTTGATGCCCTTGCCGAAGGCGAGCCCCAGCTCGTAGGCGATCTTGTAGAGGATCTCGGCCTTCTTCGCAGGATCTTCCGGCGTTTCGGGCGCTTTTGCTCCGAGCCCGCCGGTCCCCATGTCTTTGGATCCGAGGATCACGACCGGCGATTCCGGCGTCTCTATGCCGCGAAATCTTGCACCGCCGCGTTTCCCGTTCGGCGGCAGCCCGCAGGAATGTCTCCACCTGTTGACGGTCGCCTGTCCACAGGAATAGGCCGCCGCGATCTGCGCATCTGTCGCGCCTTCTTTGTAGAGCTCGTAGAACTTGCGCCGCAGCGCATCGTCAGACAGTTTTGCGCTCATGATCTCTACCTCTCATACGCATAAACGCAGAGCTTGCCACGACGGACGATCATTTCTCCCGCCGTCAAATTGAGGATTGGCGCGTCTCTTTCCACAAGCGCCCGAACAGCAGCGCTGCAAAAGACGTGCTCACCCTCCAGGTGGCTCTTGGCGCGGGTGACGATGATGGTCAGCTCGTTCTCGTTGGCCATAGAATACAGTTTCGCGATTTCCTTTACCTTCATGATTCCCTCCCGTTTGTTTACTCCAGGAACACCAGCACCGACACGCCGAAATAGGCGGCGAGCTTTTGGAGCTTCGGCAGCTTGGGCTGATAGGCCCCGCGCTTCCACTCGCTGAAAAACGCCTTACTGATCCCGGTCGCCTGTGCGACGGCGTAATCGGTTACGCCCTTTTGATCCCGGAGCTGCGCATATTTTTCGTATGCCATAAAATCCTCCTTGAAGTCCGGGCGGCCCGGCTCCCATTGTGGTCTTGCCTTCCAGCCGCCCAAGATGTAGGGGCTTGCCTCGCGTTCGGAAATCGGTTACAATAGCAGGTGCCTAATCCACATATTGAACTGGTGCCCGAACGTCCGGCAATTGGTGCCCTCTCCTACATAGTAGCACCGAAAACCGAACAAGTAAAGCACTATTTTCCGAACGGAGGTGCTTTTTTTGATGTCGGTGGAAATCTATGACCGATACGTCGAAATCCGCGACGCACGCGGCGTGTCAGACTATGCCGTTGCAAAGGCTTGCGGCATCGGTCGCTCGACCTTTTCTGATTGGAGAGCAGGCAAGAGCATACCCAGGATCGAAAAGCTGACGAAGATCGCTGCCTTCTTGAATGTCTCGCTGGATTATCTCGTCAATGGTGAAGAGCCCGCGCCAGCTGTCGAAATGGATCCGCAGCTCAAAGAGCTTTTCCAGCTCGCATCAAAGGCGACGCCGGAGCAGCAAGCCCAAGCTGTGCGCGTGTTCCGCGCGCTGATTGGAGACAACAATGGATAGTATCATCGTGCGGCTGGTCGATTTGCCGCTCGCTGTACGCGGAGCCGTCCGCGAGGATGAAAACGGAGACTATAACGTGTATATCAACGCCAGGCTGTCGGACGATCAGCGCGTCTCGGTGTTCCAGCACGAGCTGCAGCACATTCGCCGCGGGCACCTGGACGATGATACAAAGACAGTCGAAGAGAAGGAAATGGAGGCAAACTATGGCCACCTGTGACCAAAAGGCCACAAAGTATTTCCGCAGCACATTCACCTTTGAAGGCAAACGCTACCAGCGCAAGGGCCGAACTCAAAAAGAGGCCGACCAAAAGGCGGCGCTTTATCGTGCGCAGCTGGAGGCCGGTGCGGTGTCGGCGTCGCGGATGACGGTCTCGGAATGGTGGCCCCGGTATTTGGAGATCTACCATGCGCGGGCCTCTGAAAAGACGCGGACAGATTATGACAGCATATACGTCCATGCGCTCGCCCCGTACATAGGCCGCCTGCCCCTAAAATCGGCCCGTAGCGCGGATTTACAGCTCGCATTGAATAATTTATCGACGCGCTCGGAAAGCTACGCGAAAAAGGCGAAATTTTTGCTTGTCGGCCTGTTCCGGGCCGCCGTTGACAATGACCTGCTCCCGAAATCACCGGCGAAAGATCTCCGGCTGCCGGATGGTCTCCCGGCAGGATCCCGAAGAGCTCTGACGCCTGCCGAGCGCAAGATCTTCCGCGAGGCTGCACCGACCTGCAAAGACGGCGGGCTGTTTCTGTTGATCTACCACACCGGGCTCCGGCCTTCCGAGGCTGCGCGGGTCCGTTTCGAGGACTTCGACCGCGAAGCGCGGCTGCTGCACGTCCGCGGATCCAAAACAAAAGCCGCCACGCGCACCGTGCCGGTCCCGGCTGCCTATGAGATCCCGGAAGGGTCCGGGCTGCTGTTCAGATCCCAGAGCGGCGGCGAGCTGTCGGAAAATCAAAGATCCTGGCGCTGGTCGCTGATCTCGAAGAAAATGCGCGAGCTCGGAGAGCCTGCGGAGGATCTCACGGCGTACTGCCTGCGGCACGACTATTGCACCAGGCTCTGCGAGGCTGGCGTGCCGGTTGAGATCGCCATGAAGCTCATGGGCCACAGCAGCATCGCAATGACCGCGGAGATCTACCAACACGCGAGCGAGAACACGCTGGCGATCGCCGCGCGCCTGATTGATGCCTTCGAGGCCTCCGGATAGCTTGGGTCACACTTTGGGTCACACTTTAGAGGTCAAATATGTCAATCTGGGCAGCTCAAAACGGCCGCCGCAGACGCCAGGCACAAAAAATAAAAGAGCCCGCAGACGTTGAAATCTGCGGGTTTTCAATTGGCGGAGCGGGTGGGATTCGAACCCACGTAGGCTTTCACCTAAACTGATTTCGAGGAAGAAGTGATTTGCGCATTTTTCAAGGCTTGCGGGACTTTGGGTCACACTTTGGGTCAACCAAACTGATTTTTTTGCGGATTTTTTGCCGAAAAAGAGCACAAAAAAGAGCCGCAGCCAAGCGGCCACGGCCCTGCAAGAAAGGAGAAGATTTTTGCTATTTGAAAGTGTCGGCGAAGCGTTTCAGGAACACAATGACGTCCTGGCGCGTGCACAGGCTCTGCGGCATCAGATTGCCGGAGGCGTTGCCGTAAATGATTCCATTCTCGACCGCCCAGGCGAGCGCGTCCTCTGCGTACTTGCTGGCGGGCTTCGTCTTTTGAGCGGCGAGCCATTCGGTCATCATGGCGTCGAACTGCGCAGGCGTGATCGGGTCCGGCATGACGTCGGGCTCGTACTCGATCCACGGCAGCAGACCCCATTTGGTCCACTTCCGGGCAGGATAGCCGGAGACCATCGCGATGTTCGAGCAGGCGGTGAACTGGACGCCATTCTTCCAGGACGGTGTGCACTCGACCACGAGGCCGTCGCCATAGTAGGCCCCGGCGTGGCCGGTGTTCCAGACCATAGCGCCGGGGACGATGTTGGAGAAATCCGTCGAGACGCCGACGCAGCGCTTTATCATTTCGTCCTCGCCGATGTCCGGCACGCCGTTGCTTGCGTAGATGGCCCCGCCGTACTGCTTTGACGCATCGCCGGTCCAGCCCCACATGATGCCCTTGAGGAGATTCACGCAGTCAAAGAAAAAGGCGCCGGGATCGCACGCCATAATCATGGCTGCGCGGTTCTTGTTGTACTGGCAGCTCTGCGCATAGCGCTGCTTGTTGGCTGCGTTCGCAGGAGCACCGAAGGCGCCCTTGACGTAGAGCGACGGACCGTCCGCGGCCTGCTTGAGACGCGCGAGAAACTCGGAGCTCTTCATCGCTCGGCCTCGACTTCCGGCAGCCCCGCGATGCTCATGAGCAGCGAGACGATGCCAGCCAGGAGCGCCGCCGACGCGACGGTGCCCCAGTTGACTTCGGAGAAGATGGCCGAGCCGCCGATGACGCCGAGCGCGGTCTGCGCGACGGTACGCACGGCGCGGATCGCGGCTGCCTTGAGCCACTTGGTCCAGTATTCTTTGTTGTTCATCGTTTGCCTCCTTCCAAAACCTTGAGGCGCTCATTCTGGCGCTTGAGCTCGGCCTCTTGGAGCTCGGTGCGCTCTTCCAGCTTGTAGGTGCGCTCGATCACGTTGTTGTGCTTGTCAACCTTCTTTTCGAGCTGCTCCAGCCTGTATTCCATCAGCGCGGCGCTCTTTCGGTTTGCGATGTAGACGCCGACCAGAGACAGCCCGCCGGTGATGGCTGCGACGATGATGCTCTCCAGCATGGCGGCCTCCTTTACAGGTTGGCGATATAGGCCAGGATGTCAACATCGTAGGTCATCTCCGCCCCCGCGCTCTGGACATCGCCCGATACAGGCTCTAAAGCGTTGTAGCCCTTTTGAGTGGTCAGACTTGCCGCCGTGGTGGTGGAAGTGTAAGGCGTTGCCGCTTCATAGCCGAGCATGACACCGTTGAGCGCGGTCTTGAAAACCGCGGGGTCTGAATAGTTGCTATCCTTGATGTAGACCGCCTGTGCATTGACGCGCAAATCTCCGTCAGAGAGCGAAGATACCGCCGTCTGCACGACCTTGTACTTCGCGCAGATGCCTTGCGGGGCGGTCGGCGCAGTTACTTCGAGAGGATAGCCAGTAAAGTAGCCAGAGCCGTAACTCCAATTCAGCGCACCCAAGTCTGTAAGCGGGAACTTCCGAACGATGTTGCCCGCCTCGTCCTGCGTGTCGCAGATTGTCGCATCGAAGCCGTTCAGGTTGTCGGCGGTTATAGAGCCGCCGTTGTAGTATGCCTCATAAGTGCCATTAAAGCCCGCATCGCTCACATTGATACAGATGTCGGAATTGTAGGTTGTAGCACCCGCTTCGATGAACTTCATGTAACAGGCCGCCGCGTTCGATGTAAAGCCGAAGCCACTATCAGGCGTTGCCGCGCCAAGATACTGATTGTTCGCGTCATAGAAGAACACCGAGAGATTATAATACGCCGCGCCATGACCTACATGGATGTAATAAGAAGCAGATGGCGCGCACGGAATGAAATTCTTGCTTCTGATTTTGGTGGAAGATACTTCGGTTGCGCCTGTTGTATTATTGATACTGCCTAACTCCCATTCCTCGTCCCACACATTTCTGCCATGAAGCTGATACACCGCATTGTTGCTCACTACACTTCCCGCATTGTACGGGATGTACTGCGGCAGAGGATAGCCGAACTTCTTGAGCCATGCGGTCTGCAATTCTGCGTAGGTGGTGATAGAGGATGCGTCCGAGCCGAAAATAGCGGTCAGGTCTATGGCGAAATAATTCTTCACGCTTGTCGAGCCGCCAGATGTTATATCCCATTGTATTCCGACCGAGGTGCCATCCGCTGACAATGTACCGATAAAGAACAAGGAAGCCCAAGTGTTTGCTTGAACAGACACCGTACTTGAAATAAACGGATAGCGCACTCTCGTTTCTTTTGTCGTGTCGGGCAAAATCTGGAAACAAACAGCGAGAATGTGTCCAGACGGGACGGTCGGGATGCCACGCGACAAGGTTTGCGAGAGCGAGGCAGTTGTCGATGCCACCATCGTTGCCACGCCACTCGATGCCGTAAAGGACGAGTAGTTATAGCAAGTCCATCCATCTGTGCCGTCCGCAAAGTTCCCATTCTCAACAAGCTGATTGATAACCGCGCTCTTTCCGTACAGTTTCGCTTTGGCTTTGCCCGCGTCTGCGTCTGGGGCATAGACCGCGAACTGGTCATTGTCCGGGTCATTCGTCGCCGTCAGCTTCGGTCTGATAGCCTCGATGGCCGCCGCGATGCCGTCGGACGTGACGAGCTTCGAGGAGCCTGCCGTCGGCGTGTTGTCAGGCGTTTCGGCGGTCGCATCGCCGTCTCCGTCAAAGCCGACGTACTGGCCAGCCGTGCCGACGAGCGTGTCCTGCTTGGTGTTGCCGACAGCTGCCGCTGCATCAGAGGCCGCTGCGTTTGCAAACGCCGTGGTCGCGATCTGCGTGTCGTCGGTGCCCGGTGCCGCGGTCGGTGCCGTCGGCGTGCCGGTCAGCGCCGGAGACGCCAGCGGGGCCTTGAGTGCGTCCGCAGCAGCACGCGCCGCCGCTTCGGCTGCGATGTCCTGGTCGATGGTGCCACCGGCCGTGGCGCGGTTCAAGATCACGTCGATCTGTGCGCCGGTTTTGTTTAAGGTGTAGCTCATGCTTGCGCCTCCTTTAAGCGCTCATAATTGAAATCATAGAGAGCCTCGCCGTCCGCATCGAACAGCAGGCGATCGTTGACAGGTGTAGGCGGTACGCCGTAGGCCAGCAGCGCCAGAACAGCGCCCGGAGCTGCGGGACCGGCTGCGGATCCTTTACCGGCCGCGCCGGGTGTACCCAAATACCAGTTACCATTGTTGTAGGCTCGGCCGCCGCAGCCTCCACCGCCGCCGCCGTTGCCTCCGAGGCCGCCGGTGCCCGGAATGAGCGGAGCCGTGACCGCGTAGCCGTTGAAGCCGTCCAGAACTGCGTCCGCGCCTGCGCCGCCTGTTGCTGTTGACAGATAGCGGTAGGCGTCGCCGCCGTCGGATCCATACGCAGCACCGCCGCCGCCGATCTGGTACGGCGGGCCCTGTGAGGATCCTGGATTCCATGTCGTGGTCACGCCGGTCTGCGTGGTGTCTGTGTCAGTTACGCTGCCGCCGCTCTGCGCTGCGCCTTCCCAATTCAGGCCAGCGCCCCAGCCGCCGGGATAGATTCCCGCCTGGCCGTTCTGCGCGTAGCGGATGCCGGTGAGCACGTCCAAGATGCCATACGGATAGCGGATGCCGTCCGCGCTGGTGTAGATCGTGCCGCCGATGTCCACGGTTGAGGCGCCGCCTTCGGTGCCTTCGCCGTGACTTGCAGCGCCTGCCGCACCGGCCGCGCCGATCGTGACGTCGTAGGATGCTTGCAGCTCGTCGTAGGGGATGTCGATTTGCAGGACCTTGCCGCCTTCGCCGCCTTCACCGACCGGGCCGCCGTAGCCGCCAGCCGTGGACGGTGTATTATTCCAGGCATCAGCTGGACCGCCGGGCTCGCCGTCGTAGCCGCCCCAGCCGCCCTTGCCGCCGCCTATCAGGATCAACCGCAGCCGCGTGACGCCAGCCGGGACCGTCCAGGTCTGGTCTGTGTCGAGCAGCACGGACTGCGTGAAGGGGTCATCATCCTGCGGCGTCCAGTCGGCCGTGATCTGGCCGCTTGCCTTCGTGATCCCGGAGAAAAGCAGATGCTGCTCTATCGGGTAGCCCTGTTTGTCCTCGTTCATCGGGTCCGGGTAGCCAAGCAGCTGGCCCGGCGTGTAGTGCTGCGGCATCGCCACGGCGTTCTGGACGCGCGAGATCGTGGAAAAATACCGCTCCATCCTCGCCAGCAGGCCGCTGGAATAGGACGCGCTGCACAGAGGATTGTCGATCGTGCGCACGTTCTCCGCGCCTTGCAGGCCGGTAGAGGCCGCCAGCGTGCGCTGGAGCCGCGTGTAGGGCTTGCCGGTCAGCTGGCCGGTGCCGGTGATCCTGGCGTAATTCGCGCCGGATTCGTGGACCGTCAGATCCTGGTCGCCCTGTATGTCGTAATAGGGCCGTTCAAACGTCACCAGCGTGTTGCTGGCCGCGTTGTCCGTACCGTCAAATAGGATCTCGTCGGCAGTCCCGGAGACCTGGACGAAGCCGTACTCCATGACCTGCACAGCCGTGACAGGCGCCTCTTCGACGTAGGCGTCGCCCTCGTAGATCTCGTAGCAGGTCAGAGTGATCTTCGCGCCGTGATCCATCGCCGCGATATGCGGCGTGCCGTCGGCCTTCATCTGGATGGCCGAGCCGGTGATCTGGAGCAGGTGCCGGAGATTTTCCCGCGCGTCCATAACGTCCGGCAGCCAGTTGTCTATCCGCATACCGGCGATCGCTGTGTCCACGGTGAACTGGATCCCGCTGGCCTCGTAGGTGATCTCGTCTGCGTCCTCGGTGATCTTCGAGGCGCCCAAGATGTCCGCGATGACGTTGCCAGCAGACGCGTTGTTGTAGATCCCGCCCAGATGCCGCACCGAAGCGAACAGCCCGGCGAAGTCCGTGCCGACCAGGTTAAAAACGTAGCTGCCGTCCTGCTTGCGCTGGCCGCCGGTGATGTCGGTCAGGTAAAAGCGCAGCAGCAGCGTGCTGTCCTCGTAGATGTCGATAGGCGTGCCGAACTCGGCCCCAGCCTTGAAGTCCTCCGCAGGCACCAGCCAGACGCGCGGATAGAACTGCACCGGGATGGAGCAGGATCCTGCGCGCAGCTCGTCGCCGAGCGGGGAATAGTACAGGCTCGCCGAGCCGCCCGCGATCAGCGTCAGGTCTGCGTCTTGGAATGTATAGGTGTCGTAGATGACCTTGTTCATGTCCGCTCGAAGCCCTCGAAGGTGATAGACGGCCCGGCGTAGATCCGCTGCGGGCTGCCGTCGTAGTTGATGGTGTCAACGTACTGCGCCGCATTGAGCACGCATTGACCGTACAGAGTGACGTCTGCCGCCGCCCTGTAACTGGTGTAGGTGACGTCGAAGGCGTTCTCTTTGACCTTGTTCTCGATGGCCTCGTAGATCGCCCGCGGGCCGGGCTTGAGCGGCACCGTGAACTGATAGAGCGTGCGCAGCCGGTCGTAAATCGGCGTCCCCATCTTGGACGTGCCGCCAGCCTGGCCGTTGACGTAAATAGGCGTCTCCACGATGGCGGTCTGCTGCATGATGTAGTCGGATATATCGAGCGGGGTCCCGTTCGCGTCCAGGATCATGTGGATGTTGTTGGCCATGCGTTCCCCCTATCTCATGTTGGAAGAGCCCGCGGCAGCGTTCGCCGTCCGCATAGGCTGGACCATCTGCGAAGCGAGCCGCGTCCCGTCGATGTTCATGTTGACCTGGAGCGGCTGCATGGATGTCTGGTTGTAGGTGTTGTAGGTGTTGGCCGTGTTGTAGTTGGAGACGGCACCGGCACCGCGCCCGGACTGTGCCAGGATCGCGTTGCCTGCATCCGAGGACAGCGGCAGCGTGTCGATCGTGCCGATGGTTCCGATGTTGATGCCGAGCGCCTGCCCCAGCTTCGAGGCGTTGATCTTCTCCACGAAGGTGTTGATCGCCTCGATGGCCGTATTGATGAAGCCGATGACCGCGTTGATCTTTTCCTTTACGCCGTCCGAAATCGCCGTGAACGTGTCCACGAAAAAGTCCCGGACCCGGCCGAAGGCGCTCTTGACGGGCTCGATCGCGCCGGTGATGAAATCCGCAATCTTGCCGCCGATCTCCTTGACCTTGTTCCAGATCTTTTCGAGCACCGGCCGGATCTCGTCCCAATGCGTGATAATGAGAAGAGCCAGCGCCGCGACAGCCGCCGCGATGAGCACAATCGGATTTGAAGCCGCGAACGACGTGACCGCGGAAAAGCCCTTCGCGATGTCCGGGAAGAGCTCAATCAGACCGTCGAGTGCGTGGGCCGTTTTAGTCACGATGCCAGCAATCGGCGAAATTGACGCCACGATGCTCGCGATGATCGCGATGGCCTCGATGAGCTTTGGATCCATGTTGCCGATCAGCTGGAGCACGCCGGAGAGCGCCTCGACCACCTTGTCGATGAGCGGCGTCAGCGCTTCGAGAGCAGCCGCGCCCGCTTTCATCAGCTCGCCGGTGGCCTGTGCCTTGATCTGGTCCAGCTTGTCCTGGACGGCGTTCATGCTGTCGAGCGTGTCCTGGTCGAGAATGATGCCCAGGCGCTCGGCTTCTTCGCCGTAGGCTTTCAGAGCCGCGCCGCCGTCGTCGATGATGCCAGCGAGTTGGTCGGCACTCTTGCCGAAGATCTCCATTGCGAGCTGGTCGCGTTCGGTCTCGTTGGCGATCGTGCCGAGGCGCTGCAAGGTCTCATAGAAAACCTCGTTGCTGTCGCGCATCCGGCCGTCGGTGTCTTTGACCGAAATGGCCAGCTTCTTGAAAGCCTCGCCGGATCCGGCCATGCTCTTGCGCAGCTTGGTCTGCGCGGAGACGATAGCCTCCGTGGAGACGTCCACGCGGTCGCTTGCGTACTGGATCTTTTGCAGCTCGTCAGTCGCCAGCCCGGACTGCTTGGCCATCGTGCTTAACTCGTCGGCAGCATCCGCAGCCTTGAGAGCCATCGCACCGATACCGGCGACTACACCGGCAGCAGCCATCGAGACCATTTGCGTCGCGTCTGCGACCTTCCCGGCCGTCGTGGCCACGCCGTCGAGCTTGGCTTTGAGCTGCTCGGTGCTGGCGTTGAACTCGTCCGAGGCTTTCGTGGCCTTCTTGAGCGCCGCCTCGGTTTCAACGATGCGCCGGGTCATTTCGTCATAACGCGCCTGCGCACTTGTGTCCCCTTTGGCCAGCTGCTCTGCTGCATCTGCCTGTGCCTTCTTGAGAAGGTCTAACTTTTTGGCGGTTTCCGATACCGCATCAGCGAGCAGCCGCTGCTTTTGCTCCAGCAGCTCCACGTTGGACGGGTCCAGCTTGAGAGCCTTGTCAACGTATTTCAGCCCGGTCTCGGTGGTCTTTGCCTGCTTCTCTACGCTGTTTAATGCTTTATTGAGCCCCGACGCGTCGCCGTTCAGCTCGATCGTTATTCCTTTGATTTTCCCAGCCATTCAGATCACCAGAAAAAGCGTTTAATATCTTCCTGCGTCGCCTTGTACGGGTAGTCCTCCGCGTCGTTCGCCTGCTCGGTCAGCAGGTCGTAGACCATGCCGACGGTCATTCCGGCGAGCGCTTCGTCGGAGAGCCCCAGCTGCGCGCATCGCAGCATGAAGGTGGCGCCGTTTGATTCTCTTGTCGTGGGCCTTATTTTTTTTTAGGCTTTGCCGTGGTCTGCAAGGACGATGCCCAGAGATCCACGACGTCGGACAGAATGAGATAGAGCCCCATCGGATCGTCGATACCGGCGAGCCACTCTTCCGGGTTCGCGCCTACGTTCTCGCCGCTCTCCCGCAGCATCAGCCAGGTGAGATTCTCGAAAACCTCGGCATCGAAGGTCTGGCCGCCGCTCTTCGTGTAGGTGTCGTGCAAGTCCTTCATGTCCGCGATCAGATCGCGGCCGAAAGCGTGCCGATATTTGCGCGGCAGCAGCGCGTTTGCTCGCAAGGTCATGCTCTGGCCTGCGATTTCCACAATTCTGTCCATTTCTTGCTCCTTTGCTCCAAAAACGACCGCAAAATCGCCGATTTGAGCGACTTTTTTTGATGCGGTCGATGTTTCCATCCTTGAAAAATCAAGGGAAAAAGGGCCCGCCGAAGCGAGCCCGATTCCTTGCTATTCGCTTTCCGGCGTCGGCACGTTGACCGCGGAGAACCATGCCTCGCGGATCGCCGTGCTGGCCGAGCTGCCAGCGTGGGCCTTGATGAGACCCTGCTGCTCGTCCGCGCCCGTTACGAGCGGCAGCGCGGAAATGTCGAAGCTCTGCGTCTGCGGCGTTGCCGTGTCCTCGGTCGTCTGGGATCCAGGCGAAGGCTTGGACGAAGGCACGCAGCGGTAGAGCAGATAGAGCTCCTGGTCTGCATCGCCATCCACCTGGAACAGCAGCGCGAACGGATTCGGACGCACGTTGCTGTATTCGCGGATCACGCCGTCGGCGTCTGCCGCGATGCCCCAGATGTCGGAGAGCATACCTTCCGGGATCCTGGCCATTTCCAGGGTGCCGGTGTAGCCATTGTTGGCGAAGGTCTGATAGTACGTCACGTTGTCCGCGTAGAACGGCTCGGACGCGACGTTGCTGTCCAGCGACAGCGAAACGGCACCGGGAACAGCGACCGGGGTGTCCCAGGAATTGCTGCTGCCTTCGGTCAGGATCGCATAGTGGACGTTTTTCAGGCCAAATCTAACCTTGTTTTCGCTCATTAGATCGTCACCTCGTAGACAATTTCATAACAATGCTCGGATTCGATGTAATCCTCGGACCGCTCCCAAAAGACCCCGGCCGACGTTAAAGCACTTTCGAGCGCGCCTTGCGTGGTCAGATCCTTGTTGGCAGTGTAGAGCTCAATCTGCACCGAAGTCCGGGAGAAATAGACGATGTTGTCGGCCGCAAAGTTGTCGCTGTCGATGGCTGCGTAGCAGATGAACGGCAGCGGCGGCGCCTCGCCGACCGGCCAAGCAAGATAAACCACCTTGCCGGGCAGCACATCCTCCAAAATTGTCCCTAAATCTTCAAGTTGCATCTTTTAGCCCTTTCCGCAGGTTCTCCTCGAACTCCTGCACGGCCAGCTGCGCAGCCGCCTCGATGTGCGGCTTCGCTGGCGATTCGCCGACAATGACGCCTTTGCGCTTAATGTCGTGGCCATACTCCAGCAGATGTTGCAGCCGATAGTGCGGCGGGCGCACATAGATCGTGCGGCCACGCGCATTGATCGGCAGCCCCGGCGAGACGGTCTTGGTCCAGCTCCTGGCATACTCGCCAGGATGCACGCCTTTTTCGTTCCGCGGGGACGTCTCCCGAAGGTGCCGGACGGCTGTGGTCGCAGCACGGCCCGCAGATTCTTCGATCACTTGGATCGCCTGCCCGCCATACTGCCGCAGCGTCTTGAGAATGGCATCGGCCAGCTCGTCAGGTCTGTACTCGTCACTCATTCGTGGCCCCCGTCTGGCGCTCCAGATAGAGCTCCACCTGCTCGTCGTCGCGGACGTAGGTGCGGTAGACCGCATAGCGCAGCGGCGTGCCCGCGATGGTGTCGCCTGCCCCGCGCAGGAGCTGGCGGCGGCTATCGGTCAGCATCTGGTGGCTGGCGTCGAGCAGATAGGCAGCCTCGGACGATGCCAGAGCGCTGGCGATCTCTGCGATCGTTTCGCCCTGGTAGTCCGGCGCGAACATCGTGGCCACGAGCTCCGGCTTGAGGCCGAGCTGGCCAGCTGCCTGCCATTCAGACCGGGAAACGCTGCGGAGATTGCAGAACACCGGGCGCGCCGTCTCGACCTTGACTTTCTGCTTGAGGCTGTCGGTCGTGTAGGTGGTCGAGATCAAGTTGAGCACGTTGCTGCGGTCCATCGTCTACGCCTCCACGTTCCAATCCGTGTAGCCGGTCATCGTCTTGAGCTGCGCGAGCTTCTCGTGATACACGTCACGCCAGCGGTCCGCGTCCGTGTTCGCACCAAACTGCCACTTGCAGTACGCGATGACAGCGGTGCAGATCTGCGGGTCCGTGGATTCCGCGTCGGCGACGTTCACGCCGAGGCCCTTCATTTCGTCCGCGCAGGCGTCGATGAGCAGATTCAGCTCATCATCGAAAGCGTCGGTCGTTATTCTCAATGCGGTTTTTACGAGTTCGAGCATTGTTATCATCGTTCCTTGCCCCTATCTGAAAAGGGCGACCCCGTGGAGCAAAACCGGGGCCGCCCGCTGTAACCGTTTCCGGGTGCAGCCTATTCGCTCTCGCTGCCCTTGACGACCTTCGCGAAGGCGTAAGGCGAAACGACGCCCAGCGCGACGTACTCACGGCCAAGTACGTTGACGAGATCCGCGGCCATGTTGGTGCGGTCGTCGAACTTGAAGGTGATCTCCTCGCCTCTGGGGAAGTTGAGCAGCGCGCCCTCGGCAAAGTCGCCGACGATGATAACGGTGTCGTCCTCGTCAGCATCCGCGAAGCTCTTGAGCGCGTTGGTGTAGTAGACGTCCATGCCCTCGTAGGGGTCCACGCCGTAGTAGGCGCCGAGCTGGAGCGATCTAAACGCCGCGTGCGTGCCGCGGTTCATGACAATGACCGGGCGAGCGCTGGCCTTGAGCAGCGCGTTGGCCTGGGCGATGGTGTCGAGCGCCAGCGACGCGGTGGTGTAGACCGGGACGGCCGGACCCTGGGCGCCGGACGTGGCCGGTGCAGCGATGATGGCACCGATCAGCTGGTCGGCAACCTCGGTCGCAATCTTGTTGGCGATCTCGTCGTAGATGTACGCCAGGAACTCCTCGCCGCCCATGTCGAGCGCTTCGTCGGATACCTGGACGAGCTTCTTGATGCTCGCCGGGATCAGCGTGACGGTACCGATGACCAGCTCTTCGGGATCAATCGGATCGCCACCTTCGAGATGAACGGTCGCGCCGGTCGAACTGATTTCGAAGCCGACGGTGTAGTTACCGCGGACGAAGATCCGACGAACAAGCGCCAGGAAGCCGTTGCGCTCCCATGCGTTGCGGATGTAGCCCTCGACGACGACGGGCACGGGAATGGTGCCGTCCTCTTCGGCGTTCACGGTCAGCAGCGCGCGGCACTCGGTGTCGTCGCCGGTCTTGATGTAGTTGGCGTAGGCGTCGATGTACGCCTTGCTGGATCTGATTTCCTTGAGGTCCATTTTTCTCTCCTGTTTCGGCTGTTCAGCCTTCTCAATGACTTCGCCCGCACCGGCCGCGACGGCCGCACGGAGCTCTGCCTGCTTCTTTGCGAGCGCTTTGCGCTCTTCGATCTCTGCGTTGATGGCGCGCAGCTCTTCGGTGATAACGTCGAGAGCGGATGCGTCATTCTTCTTCTCCTCGCCTTCGGCCGCGAGCGCAGCCTTGCGAGCTTCAAGATCTTCGTTGGTCATGGCTTTAACGTCCATGCTTACACCTCCGATAAAAACTTGATGAGTGCTAACTTCGCGCGGAGCATTTCCCGCTCCTCTTCTACCCTTCGACGATCCTCTTGAAGCTCCGCGATCACTCCGTCGCAGTAGCTGCGGGCAGATATTTCGGTCATGTCGTTCGCGGGCAGCGATACTGCCGAAACGTCATAGACCTTCGATACGGCGAGGATGCGACGCGTCACAACA